GAGCTGGTAACAATACACTTGCTGATGATTTAGAAAAAAGAGCTTCAACAATAAATTTTGATGCGATAGCAGATAGCCTAAGAACTACTGGTAACTTAAGAGAAGGTACATTTAGTGCTTTTCAGCAATACATGAGAAGAAAAGCTGGAAGTAGCTCGGCAATAACTCTAACAACAAATGTTAGAGATATGAATATGATATCAGATGATACTTTTAACTTTTTAGCAAATACAGCAGAAGGCAACAGAAAAATATCTTTATCCGTCAATGCAGAGATTCTGCAAAGAGAATTTGGAGTTACAGTAGATGAGGGGTTTGAAGGCACTCTCAGGTACATGCCAGGTGCTAGACAATTCGAAATTGCTGGATTGAGACCTGGTCAACCTGGGGTAGTTGGATATAACGTTGGTAGTAGCGAATTTCAAGACGCCGCCCAAGCTTTAATACAAAGAACTCTTCAACAGGCTAGGTACGGTGCAAAAGAAGATCTTGTATTAAGGGCAGCAGATGCGGCTACTGGCACAACAGCTGGTGTCATACAAACTAATACTGCTCAAGATTTAATCAATAACGTATCAATGAGTAATTTGTTAGAGTCTCAAGTCAATGAAGTTGTTGCGGCTAAGGCAAAAGGCTTAGAGTCTATGGCTGCCGGAACAGTCAGAGATTTTGCACCAGAACATTTAGCTTTAACAAAAAGCATGTTTAACACTGGTGGTAGTGCAGCAGATCCTACAATTGGTTTGTCTACAGTAAAACCAGTTATATATGGAGATGTGTTAGATACTGGGGTTGAAAGAATCGATGAATATACAGCAAGGCTTTTAGACTCAAGTTTACCTTATGCAACCATTGATCCAAGATCTAGAGTTCTATCTGTTCAAATGTCAAGCGGAACTGCAAGTATAGGTAAGCATATATTCGAAGCTGAAGCTGCAGCTGTTGGAGTAGATTCAGCAGAAGGAAAAGCTTATAGAGCAATTGCTGACAATGTAGACAATACATCTGAATATGCCCTAACATATTTTATGGGTCAAGGTAAGGGGTTAGAAGCAGAAGCAGCAGCAAAACCATATGCAAGAATAGTCTTGGGTGAATCTGGCGATTTGCAAGCAAGAGCATCAAGAACGATTATTCCATATGATGTTTTTAAAAATCTTACAGTTGAAGTAGAACCTGGAGTTCGTCAGGCCGTTTCAAGTGCTGACTATATGGCTTCTGGTCTTGGATCATATCACATGAGCTTCCCTCAACTTCAATCAGGTGATGATATTGTTAACTTAATTTTCCATCATCAATTCGCTCAAGGAGAAGAAGGACTTGCTCAGGCGGAAGATATAGTTAGGCAAATAAATAGGCAAGTTATTCCTGGTAGAGGCGAGGGTCCTATGCCAGCACAAGCAGATCCTATACAGCAAATGAAAGCTCTTCTTGATAGAGAAGCTAAGATGAATCTTTCTCTTGAACAAGTATCTGCAATAGCCGCAGAAGATTCTGAAGAAGCAATAAGATTAATGGGCGATGATGGTTATACGGCCGCTAAAGAAGCTTATGATAATATTGTTAGACAACAGGCAAGAAACTTAATGGACCCTCAAACTGGTGGAATTGTTGGTATATCAAATCAAGGGGTTGCTGCAACAGAAATTAAAGAAGCAGTTAGAAGAATTGCCCCAGAAATTGGAGACCTAACTGACACTGAGCTTCAAAATTTGAGAACTCGTGTAGCTTTCTTTGGAGAAGAAGGAGTTGCCGTAGGCGCAATATCTAACTCTGAAGCTGAATTGATAGCACAACAAATAATAGAACAGAGAATGGTTGCAGCTGGGGCAACTGATGTTGCGGTTTCTTCTGCGGACACAGTAACTGCAACAATGGCAGCTAATGCAAGAGGGGCAGTTCAAGACGCTCACGCCTTTGGTGGATTAAAAACAGCATCTGAAAAAATAGCAGATGATGTAACGATTCTTGATGAAATAGCAAAACGAACCGCTACACCTGGTGGTAAAAGAGTTATTGATGGTAGGCGTTTTTGGCAAAATAATAAAGCTGCGATAGCCATAGGTGCAACAGCTTTAACTGCAGGGTATTTGTATGGAAAACATAGGGAAAATAAAAGGCAAAAAGATTTAATTGACGAAACTCTACAATTAGAGGAACCACAAGAAGAACAAAGGCGATTTGGAGTAAGGGATGCGTTACTAGATAGGATAGAGAATCCTCCAAAAAGATTAGATCCTCTAGCTACTGCTGGTGTTGTTGGCGGTTTAGATAGATCTAAAATTAATCACCATAGCATGGATCCTCATAAAAACAATCATCTATTTAGGGGCTAATTAAAATGGCTTTATTAGGTTCAATAGGAAAAACTTTATACAATGCAGCTACATCTAGAGCAGGAGCAGCAACCATTATAGGTGGAGCTGTAGGCGCAGGATTATATAAAACAGCAGCTCGTCCAGCAATGGATGCAGCAATGGATGTTGCTTTTGACGACCCAAATGCAGACGAAAAGTTTATTGGAGAAAAGTTATCGCCCTTAATTTTTGGTGGTGGAATAGTGGGACGGCGCTGCGAATATAGCAAGACTAGCTTCTCCTCAATATTATGAAGACTTTATGCCTGTCCCAGAGCCTGGGATTAAAACAGTAGCAGCAGGTGGAGTTGGCGCAGTTGTTGGTGGTACTGTTGGTGGAATTGCAGCTGGTGGTATATATGCTGGTCTTAGAGGAATGGGTTTTAGTAACATAACAGGTGCTGGCAAAATGATTGCAGCAGGAGCTGGAATAGGCGGAGCTATTGGTGCGGGCGCAGGGGCAATAACTGATGGTCCAGGTGGTGTTGGCGTTATGGGGTTAGCTGGCGGAGCTATTGGTGCTCTTGCTGGTGGGGCAAAAGGAGCATTAATAGGCGGTATTTTAGGTACAACAGCTGGAGCTGCAGGTTATGCATCAATGGCATCAAATAGAGCTAGTCAGGGCTTGAGAACGCCATACGCTGGAACAAGATCTTTGGATAGAGAAACTTTTGATTATGATGTCGAATTTAATAATCCTGGAATGAATGCTAGAAACGTTTCATTATCAAATGCAAGAGCTCTTAATTCAAGTGGAGATATTGTCCTCGGTATGCATAATATGAGAAGAGGATAAGTTGATAGGCAGCGCTGAAAATAAAGTTCAAATGGCTGAAGAAGCAATGGCTACAGCTGGCATGCCTCAGTCCATGCAGAACATGATGTCTGCAATGGAAACCACATCTCCATTAATGAACCCAATATTACTTGGTGGATTTAGTAATTATAGATATCAACAAACAATGATTAAAGGTGGATTTAAAGATTCTAAATTTATGTCCACCATTAGACCTGGAAGCAGAAGGGCTGGATTAAGATCTTTTGCTGCAGGATCTTTAACGCCTACAGATTTAAATGCAAGTTCTTTTTTTGGTGGAAGAAATATATTTGGTCAAGAAACAAGAAGAGGACGTAAATTTTTAAACAGAGCCAATAGAACTCCATATAGGACAACTGTAGCTACTCCAGGAATGTATACTCCAACTTTAGCTCCTGGAGTTTTTGGTCCACCAGCTCCAGCTAGAAGTGTAACTAGAAATATTCATACAATGGTTACTCCAGAAGCAAGAGCAACTTATGGTATGGGTAGAGGTTTTAGAACAAACTACAATCCAATAAATATGTTAAGAGGAAGATATAGTAATCTTTCTGTATTTGGAGCAGGTCATAACAGAAACTTCTACGCTCCAAACCAAGGTGGAATTCTATCTTCCATAGGAAATATGGGATCTAAGGATAATCCAAGATTTAGTGGTGGCGTTATAGGTAGACTCGGCGCTATTTCAAAGATGGAAAGAGTAGCTAACAAAGGCGGCATAAGAGCTGGCAGAAGACTTGCTAAATACGATATGAACATAGCAAGAGTTATGGGCATGAATAACGCTGGCCTAGTAGATGATGTAATGAAATCTTCTGTTCAATTAGCTAGGGGAACTGGTCCTGTTGGAATGTCTGGCTTAACAGCTCAACAAAGATTGGCTGCTGCAAGAGCAGCACAAACTCAAGGTCAACTAGGAACAGCAAGAGCTCTTGCCGCATCTGGTGGAGCAACAATAGGAAAAGGTCCAGTATCTGATGTTACAGTTGGTATGCGTAGATATGGAAACTATGAAGGTGTTAGAGGAAGATATTCTAGAACAATGATGCGTGGAATATTAACTTCTGGTGGTGGAGTTGAGATGAGAACTCTTGGTGGCTCTGTAACACGTAGCGCTGCATTTGGCGTTACCAATATAGCAATGACTGACACAGCGGAAAAAATTATTAGACCACTAGCCACTGCTCTAGAAAACAATGATAAACTTTTAAACAGAGCTATATCTAGGGGTATAAGTGGTGGTAACTTTGCTCCATCAATGGCTGATGATATAGTCAAGGCAAGATTGGGTACTATGGCTACCCAAATAGTTGATGATGGCATAATTAAAAGTCTTGGTGTACGTGGAGCAGCACAAGCTGTTAAGTCTGGTGGCACAAGAGTTGGTCTAGCAGTCGCAGGAGAAGTGGCGTTAAAAGCTCTTCCTGGAGTTAATCTTATATTTGCAGCAGACATGGCATATCAACTAGCTAAACTAGCTGGACTTGGAGTTAAGGCTGGTATCAACTTTGCAAAAGACGGAGTTAAGTCTATGCAGGGCACTATGAATAATGGCGTTTTTGGTAATGGATATCAGGATAATGAAGTCGCAGCAACATCAAGATCAAGAGGCGTTATGGCTATTCAAAACTCTAGGCTGAATGCAAGATCTTTATTAGGTTCAGAAGCATCAATGATGCATGCACACTTTGGTTAAAATATGTCAAATCAAACATTAGAATTTAGAAACAAGTTAAGAAGGTTATCAAAAGAAGATCTTCTTGAAATTATTGAAGAACAAAACCCAGAAACTATTAAACAAATAAATAGAATTGAATGGGTGTTCAAAAACAAGCTTCAGCATTTGGCTTGGAATGATGGCACTCCAATAATAGAAAGACCTCTGACAGTAGATGAGTTATCATTATTGGTAGAAGAACCTTTTGAGATAGACAACGATCTTTTGAAGATAGGTGTTTCTGCAGAACAACAAAGGCAGATCCACATTGCAAAAGACCCATGTAGATGGGCAAAACACTTTTTAGGTGCAGAAACCAGAGTGTATCAGACTCTTATACTAAGAGATCCAGCTTTAAGAAAAGTGTTAAGGGCTGGTCGTCGTTTAGGTAAAACTTTTAGTATGGCAATATATCTTTTGCACTATAGTTATACGCACAAAGATGGAAGATCGTTGGTTATTGCTCCGATGAAAACTCAAGTTGAACTTATTTATCAAGAAATATTAAGACTTGCTTCTAAGAGCGAAATAGTAACAAATTCTATCACCAGAAAAGTTACATCTCCTCAATTCATGATTCAGTTCTCCAATGGATCAACAATAAGATTCTTTACTTCAGGTATGAGATCTGGAGGCAAGTCAGACGTAGCTCGTGGTCAAGAAGCGCACGTTATTGTTCTTGACGAAATGGACTATATGAATCCAGACGACCTTGATGCACTATACGCAATGCTACAGAAAACCGCAGAAGATCAACCAGATAAAGTGTTGATTGGTGCGTCTACTCCAACTGGTAGAAGAGAGAGATTTTGGGAGTGGTGTAGATCTGAAAGGTTTAAGGAATTTTGGTTTCCATCTTACTGTAATCCATTTTTCAGTAAAGATCAAGAAGATGAATTTAGAGAAGAATATTCAGAATCTGGTTATAGACACGAAATAGAAGCAGACTGGGGAGAAGACTCAGAAGGAGTGTATCCAAGAAGATATGTTGACAGAGCTTTTATAGAGCCATCTTGGAATTATATACCAGAAATAACATCAGCTAGAAGCTTTTATACTATTGGTGTTGACTGGGATAAATATGGCGCAGGAACAAATATAGTTGTGCTTGAAGCGTGTCACGATAACTATGAGGATGAAAGGTTTAGGGGCAAAGTAAGACTTGCATATAGAGAAGAAATTCAAAAATCAGAATACACTTTAACTTCAGCAGTAAGCAGAATAGTTGAGCTTAATTCTTCTTTTAATCCAAAATTTATCTACGTCGATAGAGGATATGGGGAAGTTCAAGTTGAACTTCTTCATAAGTACGGAGTGGAAAATCCTGGCTCAGGCTTGAAAGATAAAGTAAAGGGCGTTGCATTTAGTGAGTCCATAGAGATCAGAGACCCCTATACAAAACTGCCTATAAAGAAAGAGATTAAACCTTATATGGTTGATAATCTAAGGCAATACCTAGAAAGAGAACAAGTACTCTTTCCTTTGTCAGATGAAGAAATGTATTTACAGCTAATATCTTATGTTGTTGTAAGAACAACTCAAACTGGTAGACCAGTTTTTGAAGCCGGCGGTTCTGCCGTTGACCACGCACACGATGCACTGATGCTAGCACTGTTAGCAATAACTCAAAATTATGGAGAATTTAGTAAAATTAAATCAGCAACAAACACCGCCTCGTTTTCAAATACTTTCTTTATGCCAAAAGAAAATGGAAAAGTTAGTTCTGAAAATGAAGCGGAAGAGTCAAAGGTGTATATAAACTCTAATAGAGCTGGTAAACTAACAGCAAAAGGTTTTGGAAAAAAAACAAAAAAAGTTTCTAACAGGAAAATGTTTTAAGGTTATATATGTCAATAGAAAATATTAATCAAATTCAATCGGTAGAAAAAGATATCTTTGGAGACTACGGTCTTAATGGAGTCTCTTTGTATGGTTCAGATCAAGAAAATCTTCAAAAAAATAAAAAACAACTTTTTTTAGATGTAGATAATTTAAATCTTGGATCGGACCAAGTTTATAGTCTTCCTTTAAGTTCTGTAAGGGCAGAGGCAAAAGAGTGCACGAAAGCTTTGCAGACTTTTATTGATGATATGGACATAATTCTTAGACAGGTTAATATATCGCCAGACGCTTCTCCTACTCTTGACGAATGCCATCATAAGATATGGAAAGAACTTAAAAATAATAATTATACACAGGAGGTTCAAACAACAGAATATATAGATACTGTACCAAACTTTGTTAATTACCTAGAATATCTTTACGCAGAAAAGCATCAGTGTAGAGCTTGTAGAAAATTCATGAAAGAATATGAACAACTTACTTCATCTACAACATTTGCACATTTGTTTTCTTTTAGGAAAATAGTATTAAGTTTATTAAATGAATCTTATTGTATTAATAAATCTTTAGAGGAGGATTTTGGTGAAGAATACGAAGATGAGTCACAACAAAAAACAGCAACGTATTATATCTACTGGCTCAAAATGGCGACCCACTATAAGGGGCTCTTTGAAAAATCCATACCAGCAACACCAACGCTCATCCCAGAATCCGAAGTGGATCAAGTCTCTAAGAAACAAGCCGCTCAATTTCAAACATTTTTTTCGATCAGAGTAAACTCAGAAACAGTTTCAATCAATAACCAATTAAATTCTTTATCTAAAGATTTAATTGAAGATTGTAATGTTTTTTATACAAAATTTCTTAGTCCAGCACTAAAGTTTAAGTCTAAAATAGCATCAGAAATAGAATTGGATTTCAGAACAACCAACATGTCAGGCACAATGCCCAGACTAGCGGAAGAAGCTATAACTGCAGTTTTAGCAATTGAAGGAAACTTTAAAGCTTTATTGACAGACTTATTGGAGAGAAGAAATTCAATGATTAAAAAAATTGATTCTATATACCAATCGGTTTTACAGAGAAGAAAATATATTCTCTATATTGCTCAATTAGCACACAAAGCTTTAAGTAAAAATAAAATTATAACAGATCAATTTGATGAAAACGCAATTCAGATATTAACAGCTGCTGTTCTAGATAGAGAGTCTGTTGTCTCCCAATTAACATCTAGTCATTCAAGGTTAGACGACCTAGAGGAAGATGCGCACCCTCAGTATTTATTAAGGGCAGGGGGAATTCTTACTGGAAATGTAACTGTTGATTCTGGAGTAACCATAGATGGAGTTAGCTTAAGCACCCACGCCCACTCTGGATCTGATGGAAGTTCCAGAATTAAAGCAATAGATATTGACTTCGATTCAATAAGAGATGACTTTAGCCAAAACAAACTATTGAACATTAATGATATAATAGATGTAAAGATAGATTCATTTATACCAGATATTCTAGTTGGAGGAACTCCAGTGGCAGATGTTGTTATTTCAATAAATGTACCAGAGTATCTGCAAGAAAAATATGATTTTGAAATAAAGTATGTAGAGATTTAAAATGGCTTGGTTTAAGTATTTAACAACAGATAGCTCTATTGCAGCATCTCCATATGTTGAAAGATATATATATCCACCAATAAAAAGACGGTTTGACTGTAACCAATCTTAATGATCCAATATACGCAAATGATTGGCTTTTTGCAGATTTAAATAATACAAAAATAAACTTAATGTATAAGGGTGATCTTACTGAAGTTGAGCAAGACCATTCTTATTTAGTTGTTTGCGAAAGCTCAACAGATGACTTTGATGCAACGCCACTATCAACAACTATAGATAATAATATTATTTATTTTAAATCAGCAAAAAATCATTCAGTTGGTCAAATTTCTAATTATGAATATAATTTATATTATGGTAGAGATTATATTAAATACGTAAAAGCAACCCCATATTATGATTATGTTAATGACGATCAAAAAACTGTATTTTCTCAATTAAATCAATCAACAATAAATTATTTTCTATCAGAAAAAAATTCTCAACTATACGCACAGTATAGCGCAACACCTTCTCAGGTAAATAAATATCAATATGAAATTACAAGACAAAGTAATGGTAAGTATCTACTCACTTACTTTAATGACGGAATAGATTGGGACGTAGGTTCTACTAGTTTTGTCGGGGCAAAGTTGTCTGCAAATTTTGACGGACCAATGTTTAAATTAATTGGATCAAAAGGTCCAGATCATGGATCTATAAAGTATAGGGTTATAAAAAAAGCTACTACAACAGATGATATTGAATCTGTTACTATAGATTGGACAACGTTAGACTGTTATTCTTTTAATTTAACAGAAACAGAAATAATTAATATTTCCAACTTAGAATATGCAGAGTACATTCTGGAAGTCGAAACAATTTCTGATATAAATAGTTTATCTGCTGGAAATAAAATTTACATTAAAAGTTTAAATTTTTTAAGAAACTTTAATTTTCAATTAGGTGAAGAACAACTGAATCCTAATTTATCTTTTGTATCTATAGGGGGCGTAAGATAATGGCAGTTATTAAAAAGACTATACAGAACCTTAAGCCAGGTAAGCAATACCTACTAAGCGTCAGGCCAAAAGATGCCGACCTAAATACCTTGCTGGATCCGACAGCAGCAATAAGATTTACTGTTCCAAACGATGCAACTGAGCCGACTCCTTTGGGTAACTTAATTATATCTACCAACTATAAATCTGCAATGATATCGTTTAATCCATCTAATGAGCCAGATCTTAGAGGTTATGAGTATAAGATTTATAATCAATCTCAAATACAACAAGTCGGATTAAACTATGTTCCTATTGATGAGAATGTATATGAAATTTCTGGATTTTCTAGTTCTAATGTAATTACTGTTGATCTTCAACAAACATCAACCAGAGAAACTGGAGTTGTCGTAGAGGACATAGAAAACGAAGAGCTCATAGTTCCCATGTCAACAAATGAAGTTTTTTATTACGTAAAGGTTAGATCTGTTGACACTTCTAATAATTATTCTTCTTGGACGCCAGTTAAAAAATCTGGAGAAATTCCTCTTATAGAATCAGCTCATATTAGGGAATTAAGCGCCTCAAAAATTACATCTGGATATATAGGTTCAGAACAAATAGTTCTTAATGGACTGGGTTCTGTTATAAAATCTTCTACATACAGACCTGAAGTAACTGGCCTACAGGCAACTTTAGTATCTGGTTCTACGACAATTACCTTATCTTCTGGAAATACATCTAATTTGTATGAAGGAATGTATGTATATGAAGTGAAGAATAATCCTCTTGATCCAGCAGGTGAGTGGCCTGGTTCTCTTGGAGCAAGTGCAAGGATTACATCTATAACTTCTTCTAATCAATTCCAGGTAAGTGTACCCCATTCTCAAAGCGGAGTAATTACAATGGGGGCTTATGCCAAGGGTTGGTCAATTGATGGATCTGGAAATGTTAACTTTGGTGGCAGCAGAGGTATTACATACGATGGTGTCAATGTAGTTATCGGAAGTGGAGTGGTAATTGACGCAGTTGCTCCAGAAGCAGGAGGATTGCTTGTTACAAATGGAGCAAATCAAAGTTTAGCAATTAACAACTTAAATGGTCTAATAGGTTTAAAGATAAACGACACCATAAACAATAGTGGTCATAATTATTGGCTTGTTGATGGTTCGTTTAAAGTTGGCAAACATGATAAGTATATTATCTTTAATGCTGCAACGGGCGCTCTTGAAATAGTTGGAAATGTAACTATTTCTTCTACTGCAACAATAGGTGGAACTGCAGCTTCAACAGTTAGAGATGGTGCAGCTTCTGGAGCAGGTGCACTTCAAGCTGGAAATGGTGTTTCTCAAAATTCATCAACAAGACAGATAACTCAAATATCTGGAGATCGAATAAGAACAGGAACAATAGATTCTAATAATTTTAGTTGGAATGGAAGTGACACATATTCTACAGATGGGTCTAGGTTTGATTTATCTGCAGGTCAGATAATATCTAAAAGCTTTAGAATAGATTCCAGCGGTAATGCGTCCTTTAAAGGCAATATATCGGGCTCTAATATATCTGGATCTATTATGAGTGGCGGTAGAGTAGAGGCTGGCTCTTTCCCTCATTACGCATATTTGGGAGATTTAGGAAATATAGGAGGAGGGCATTATGGTCTTGCTCTTAATGACTTTAGTAATATTTTCTTAAAAAGAAGTGATGGGGCAGTTTACTTTAGAGTAGACACTGGGTCTGGTCAATATATAAAATTTGAAAATGGAACTCTGTATATAGAGACAGCTCAACTTTCTGTTGGTGGTGGTAGTTCAACCTTTAGGGGCGCACTGTCTGGAGCTTTTGGAGATGTTTCTGGCAACTTTGTTGTTAAAGGAAAACTTAGAGTTGGCGAAAATGTAGACTCCAATAGCTCGTCTATAGGCACCACGGTAATGAGAGTTCAAGGTGATGGATCAAGTTCCATTTCTAGGTACCCTTTTGTTGTTGAACAGAGTAATGGAAATAATATATTTCAAGTAAGAGAGGATGGAAGAGTAGAGGTTACTACAGCTGGAGCTTTATATGTAGCTGGAACTCAAGTTTCGCTTAGTGGTCATACGCATAGTTACGCATCAACTACGCACACACACTCGTACCTGCCTACTGGTGGTGGAACTATAACCGGAAATCTTAATGTAGACGGAAACTTTCAGTTAGATCAAGTAGCATCAGGCACTGGCATATCTAAAACAACCAACACAAACGTTGGACTACTATGTTTTAGTGATCAAACTGCAAACGACAACGCTTATGTGTACTGGAAGTCTGGAACTGGATCAAGCGAAAGATTCAAAAAAAATATTCAAAATATTGAAGATACATTAGAAAACATAAATAATTTTTGGAATTTACAGACAGTACTCTTTGAATATAAAGAGGAATATGGTGGATCTCTAGACGAAGAAAGGCCATATAACCATAGGAAGCATTATGGTTTTATAGCTGAACAAGTTGAATCTACAGTACCATATTTGGTAAAATATGATGATGACTCATTAACAGATGACGTTAAGTATAACTCAGTTCTTGCTGTTTTATATAATGAAGTCAAAAAAATGAGAAAATGGTTAATGGAAGAGCACGGATACCAAGGATAAAAATGAATGAACAAAATTTAGATATTAATTTAGTTATTCAAACTTTTCAGGAAAAAATAGCTCAATTAACTACTGATTTAGTAGTTAAAGAAGCTACAATCAAACAACTCAATAATATGTTAGCCCAAATGGCTAATCACACGCATGATAGTGAAAATGTAACAGAAACAAAAAAGGATAAGTGAATATGTCAGAAGTAAAAGAAGAAACAGCAAAAGAGTTCAATATTACAATAAATATCTCTGATAAAAACCTCTCTTATAAGAGTGATTTTAATGAAGCAGAGACTATTTTTTGGTTAGAGGCCGTAAAGAATCTAATTATTCAAAAAACATTTGACTCAGTCGGCATGCAGACTACGGTCTGACTTAAAGATATATAAAAAGTCCACTACTATTAATCTAGGACTATTTTTACACAGGAAGTACAATGGCTTTTAAAGATTACCTTCCTTTTCAATCTCAATCTGGCAATCTAGACTTCATCGCTAAGACAATTAGCACAGATGATATGACAGCTCTCTCTAAGAGCATGAAGGTTGCTACGCTAGCATTGGGGTTTAGGGGTGTTGACTATTATTTTAATAACAGAGCTCATTTTGAGTCGTCTCCATACGACTTTGATAGAATTATTCAAGCCATAGATACCGATTCGTATGTAAGACAGGCCATATCTAAATATAAAGATTTGTTTTGGAAAGAAGGATGGGAAATAGCCTCAGAAAATGCAGAAGCAGTATCCTATCTTCTTCAAAGAATTGACTTTTTAGAAATGGCAATGAAAAGACCATTTATAGAATTCTTAATGGAAGTTTTTGATCAGCTGATTAAGTTCGGGAATGCTTTTATAGTTAAAGCTAGGGCTGATGTCGGTGAGTATTTTCCAACTAAACTAGAATCTGTAAATGGAACCCTTCCCATTGTTGGCTATTATCTTATTCCAACTGAACAAGTTAGAATTTTAAGAGATAAACACAATAAGCCAAAGTCATACATGCAACAGACAGACCCATTTACATACACTCCAAATGGTACTGATCCTACTTGGTCAGCAGAAAAGGTAATACATCTTCACTTTGACAGAAAGACTGGAAGAGCTTTTGGTACACCATTTTTAAGTACTGTTTTAGATGACGTAATTGCACTAAGGCAAATGGAAGAAGACATTCAAAACCTTGTTCATAGAGAACTTTTTCCTCTTTATAAGTACAAGGTTGGCACTCCAGAACAGCCAGCAGAACCAGATGAAATAGATAGGGCAGCTGCTGAGATAGAGAATTTAAGAGCAGAAGGTGGCTTAATTCTTCCTCATAGGCATGACGTTGAGGTTATAGGCGGCCAAGGAGAATCTCTTGATGCAACAAACTATCTACAACACTTTAAGGAAAGAGTTGCAGTTGGCTTGGGCGTAGCACCACACCATTTGGGAATGACAATGAATGGTGGCAATAGAGCTATGTCTGAAAGATTAGATACAGCTCTTTATGATAAGGTTAAAAACTATCAAAGACTTTTTTCAGAAATGATCAGATTAAATATTTTTAACGAGTTATTGTTTGAAGGTGGATTTGACCCAATTGTAAACCCATCTGATTCAAGTACTTCTGATAGATGTTTCTTTAAGTTTAAAGAAATAGATGTTGATACTCAAGTCAAAAAAGAAACACATATTATACAGAAGTATGTTAATAATATAATGACTTTAGAGGAAACACGCATTGCGCTAAATGTCGATCCAGAAGTTGAGGTTAGCGATCTATACGCATCTATGCAGGGTAAGGTTCAGATTGAAATAGCTAAACAGCAATCTGAAATAGCAATGAAGTCTCAGCAAGCGCAAAAATCTGCACAAGGCCCAACAAAAGATAACGCTGATACACAAGAGCCAGCTCCAAAAGGCCAGAGAAACCTTCCAAACCAAAGAAGGGGTGTAGGTAATTCTGTAAGGCCAGCTAACCAAAATGGAAGAAGAACATCTCCAGATATCAAGAGATACGATAATCAGTTTTTAATAATGATTGAATCTTTGCTCGATGAAGAGTATAATACTATTACTGTAGATAAAGATACAAAAGAAAAAGAGGCAGTAATAGATGAGTCAGGAAAATGAAAGCAACGAAGAGCTAGACTTTAATATTGTTTTAGACGAGTTTAGAGAAGCAGTTTATAACGGTCAGGTAAGATTGGCTTTAGAAAAACTCTTAACAATAGTTGATGTATTTGTTGAAATTCTTAGTTCAGATCCAGAAGAAAAAAACGAAACACAACCTGAACAAAAACAAACTGAAGAAGTTAAGAAGGCACCTACAGAGACTGTAGAAAAGCATGAGCCTGTTGTAAAGAAAACTTCAACAAAACAACCAGAGGCAAAAATAGAAGAATAAAATGGATCTTATAATAGGTTGTCCAATCTATAAAAGAAGTTGGATTTTTCCATATTGGATTTCTTGTATTGAGAATCAAGGAATTGATATGTCAAAAATTGGCTTTATCTTTGAAGCATCAAGCGATGATGAAGAAACTATATCTATGCTGCATAGGTATAGAATGAAGAATACTCAATCTCCAATTTTTGAAATTAACTTTAGGGATGATTTAGTTCATCATCAGCACGAGGAAAACTCAAGAATGTGGACTATTTCTAAATATGAAAATTTAGTCTCTATGAGAAATAGTTTATTAAAAAGAGTAAGAGAAATATCTCCATCGTATTATTATAGTTTAGACTCTGATATTCTTTTAACTAATCCAAACACAATTAATGGATTAATTAGCCATATACAATCTGGTGCAGATGCAGTAAGCACTTTGATGTTTATGACTCCAATCGGAACAATGTATCCAGGGGTCATGAACTGGATACCAACTGAACCGTCTAAGGCTTACAGGAAAGAAGAATACCAGTTTGGTGGGTATTTTCAATCGGATATTATAATGGCAGCAAAGATGATGTCCAAAGATACCTACAATTCTGTAGACTATAAAGTTCACCAGCAAGGTGAGGATATAGGTTGGTGCGACAACGCAAGGGGGTTGGGGAAAAAACTCTATTGTGCGTCATATATATATACACCGCACATAATGCACCAAAATATGCTCCAGCATTTTTTGCAATCTGGAGATGAAAGAGGTAAACTAGCTATTGCTAGTTAGATTAACTATGATATTTTTATATAAGATTGTTCAATCTTATAAAAAGTAATTTACTATTAGTTTTGAATTTAAAGTATTTGGAGTAAATATGTCTTTTGATTTTGTAGAAAATTTTACAGTAGAACTCCCAAACCTGTCCGAGAGCAAGTACAACTTTGCAGAGGGCTTTAGCGACAATTACGGTTTAATTATCGAGGTCGCTGCCATTCATGAGCGGACTTACTGCAAACTACAATAATTATTCTGCAGCAGAATTAGAAAAGGCATTACAGTCTTGGGTAGATCCTTATCCAAAGCCAATTATATTAAACCATGACCTCAACTCTGAGCCAATTGGTAGAGTTATTGCCGCAAAAATGGATAAAGAATCAGATGGCTCTCCATATGTCAGAC